TGGAAACGATGAGCTTCCATTCGAGCAGATCATATCAGACCAATACGCTGAGAAATTAACTAAATATAACGAAGGATTCTTGATTAACGGATTTGGAACTACTCCAGGTTTAAAAGCATTAATCACAGGTGCTAACGGTGCAACAGTTCCAGCAGGAGCAGCAGCATGGACGGTAGCAAATTGTGTGGATCAAGCGTTAGATTTATATGATGCAATCGACGAGTCAGTTAAAGACAGAGACGATTTAATCATGGTAATGAGTCCAGCAAACTACAGAACTTTAGTTAGAGGCCTCGTAGCCCAAAATCTTTACCATTTTGACTCAGTTTCTGGTAACGAAATTGCAATGTTACCTGGAACAAACGTTAGATTAGTAAAATCTAGTGGTTTAGTAGGATCAGACAACGTATTCGCTGGCGCAGGAAAGATGATTCTTGCAGCAACAGGTTTACAAGATGAAATGGATAACTTTGTTTGGTTTTACGACCAAGGAGCTGATATCATGAAGTTCAGAGCAGCTTGGAGATTAGGTGTCGGCGTCGGAGAAGTAAATCTTTTCGCAACTAACGATTTAGCATAATCACAAACTAAAAAAAACCTATATTAATTATGGCATGCAGCAATATCACGAGCGGGGTCCTAAACCCATGCAGCTCCAATCAAGGTGGACTAGAAGCAATCTTTATTGCAAACGGTCCTACTGAATCTTTTGTTGAATCTAACGGCACAGTGACAAGTATCACAGTCGGTGGATCAGCATTAACTGCTGCTGATTTTTTCAAGTTTGAGGTTCCAAGAACAACGTCATCAATTACAGAAACTGTAACTGGAGATGTAGCACAAGGAACTGTAACATATGCACAATCAGCAGTGATGGTGTTAAACCAAATGCAAGCGGCAACTAGAGATCAATTACAATTAATCTTTGAAGCAACATCTATGATCGTTGTAGCAAAAGACAATAATGGTAGATATTGGTCACTTGGTTTAGAACGTGGAGCATACGGAGAGACATCAGCAAACACATCAGGTGTAGCATATCAAGACGCTAACAAGTATGAAATTACTATTGGCGCTATTGAAGCAAAACCTATGTTTGAAGTAGATGGTAGCATCGTGGAAGCGTAATCTTTTACAGACTAAATATTTAAAGGGAATCCTAACGGGTTCCCTTTTTTTATGTTAAAAGAATAGGATCTATTGGTGAATAACCTTTAGAAAGTGGAAGTCTTTGAAAACTTTGATAGAGTCCATCCTTTTCTATTCCATATCGAAAGGTTCTATTGTTAAAGGTGATCTCGGGCATATAGGATGCATATAGGAAGGTTTCTCTACCTCGTATTGGATTATATAGCGATGGAACAAAGAGTTCACCAGAGAGTGAATATTTAACATCAATGAAAATGTGTTGTTCGAATCCTAGTTTAACTATTTCTTCTAATAACCAGTTAATTCTTTGAGGTATATTGGGTCCTGTAATGATAATATCTAAATCTTGAGTGTCTCTTTCTTCTAAAATACCACCACATACCCATGCATTATATTCTGGTATGCATAATTCGCCAATGCTACGCAATGCGTTATCTACGCTATTTAAACCATTTAGCGTTTTCCACTGCATTTCGGTGTAATCACCGTATTTAACAAGTCTTTTATACATACTATATCTATCTCCTTTACAACTCAGACTATTTTTATATTTAATAGTAAAGATACTAACTATATGACATTAACAGTAAATTCAACTTTAGAAACACTTTCAGTTAACTCTACAGATATTCCAGCAACTGGAAAGTTTGTATTGATGAGCGGTCTTTCTAGAGAACCAGAAGAACTAGATTATACTAGAACTTTACAAAACGCTAGATATTCTACAATAGATATTACTTTTCCTGCAGATTTTAAAGATAGACATGCTAATGGTGTGTATTACTATTCTATAAATTCAAATAACATAGCATACGAAAAGGGTTATATAAAACTAGTAACCGTCCCAGGTGGCGAAATTAATCAAAAGCCTTTTAATTCAGGCGCAGTGACAGAAGAAAGAGAATCTGTCGTGTATTATAGACCAACGTATTAATATGAAAAAGAAACTACCAAATTTAAATGAAGGAATTTACTCAGTATCAGGGCATCAATTTGCTGCACCTGCTCTTCCTGTCATTAAAGAAATTCGTAACAAAGATTACATGTATTATGGAGAAGCTAATCTTTTTCCACAAAGACTAATTGAACTATATGATTCATCTGCAATGCACCATACATGTGCACAAGCAGTAAAAGATGGAATATATGGTGAAGGTTTAGATCTAATAGGTGATGAATACATTAACCAAAAAGGAGAAACTATTGATGAGATCTTTGAAAAGATTACATTAGACTATACATTATTCCAAGGTTATGCTTTAAACGTTATATGGAATAAAGAAGGAACACAGATTGCAGAAATGTATCACCTTCCTTTTGCCAACGTTCGAAGCGGGAAGAAGAACGAAGAGGACGAAGTCGAAGAGTATTATTACTCAAGTGATTGGAGTAACCTCAGAAAATACAAAGAAATGCCATATAGAGCATTTGATGTAACAGATAACAAAGGTGAAAACGCTTCACAAATCTATTACTGTTTTAACTACACACCAGGAAACGATGTATATCCTCTTCCTTCGTATGTAGGTGGTTTAAACGATATTTTACTGGATCATAAAGTTAGTAGGTTCCACGTAAATAATATTTCAAACGGACTTGCTCCTTCTCTTTTCATTAAAATGAGAAATGGTATTCCAGATCCAGATTCTAGAAGAAGTATCTACAAAGAAATTGAAGACACATTTGCTGGAGAAGAAGCATCAGGTAGATTCTTTCTATCATTTACAGATAGCGATAATGCACCAGAAATAGAACCTATAGAAGCAGCAAATTCAGATTTCTACGTAACGTTGGAAGAAAGGATCACAAGTAGAATTTTAACCTCCTGGCGCATCACATCCCCGTTGCTCTTGGGAATTAGAGATTCAAGTGGTTTCTCGAGTAACGCAGAGGAGATTAGAGTGTCATACATGCACTTTGAAGGAACTGTTATAGAACCTAAAAGAAAAAAGATTACTAGTTCATTTGGTTACATGTTAAAACTTGCTGGATATAACGTAAATATTAAAGTTATTCCTAATAGATTGATTGAAGATGAAGCAGCAGGAAACCCTGATGATTTAGTAGATGAAAACATAAACACAGAAGAATAATAATGGCAAACGAAACCGTCCTCCTGGTCAGTGAGCAAAGAATGAAGCAATGGACTTCATTAGACTCTAATATTAGAATAGATGTCTTGACGCCATCGATCCTAAATGCACAACAAATATATTCCCAGGACACATTGGGAACTCCTTTCTTTGAAAGATTAAAGGAAGGTGTTTTAAATAATGATTTAACGGCAGATGAAGAAGCATTTTTACGTGACTATGTTGGTCCTGCATTAATGCAATACTCATTGTATCTAATACTACCTCACTTGAAATACAAATTTGTAGAGAAGGGTATTGTTTCGGGATCATCAGAAGAGTCAACACAAACATCGTTGAGTGAACTAAAGTATTTGAGAGAAAGTGCTCTAGAGACTGCACAATTCTATGATGAAAGAATGAAAGAGTTTTTAAAGGACTATCCTAATATGTTCCCAGTTTACAGAACATGGAACACGAAAGGAATGTCACCTAATAGAAGAACATCGTATTATAACGGATTACAAACAGATATACCTAGAAGAAATGGATTATGGATCTACGACGACTGTGGCACAGACTGCGACCCAGACTGTAGCACGTGTCAATAAAAACAAAAAAACTGACAAGAATATTAAAAGATTAAAGGTATTTTTCTCAAAGAATAAACAACTCAGTTAAAAATTATATTTATAATATATGGATATTACCAATACAATACGACTATATGCTGAATGTATCAGTGGTGGAGCAATAACAGAACCTACAGGTGGTTCTTGGATGTCTGCTATCTGTGTATGGCAAGGAACACCAACACCTCTAAATAGTTCGTATTTACAAAGACATTGTGATAATTT